TCTTCTACCGCAGCAACCGCAGGTCTTGCAAAGGCTGGAGTTTTTCCTTCTTCCATACCTGCAAGAAGTGATTCCATTTGAGAAGATACTAACGCTTCGGTAGGAAGCTCTGCAACTGCACCTAGCGCTTCTTGCGGAACACCATCAATATCAGTTACAAGTTGTCCAACATCTTCTAAAATACTATCGGCTACAGATTTTGTAATTCCATGTTCTGCAACTAATCTATTCGATGCAGCTTCTTTCGCTTGAGTGCCACGTATCACACGATTCTTAGAAGCACCAAAACCAAATTCATTTATAATCTTTGCTTCTTCTCCAGAAGGCGCTGCCATACCAAGAACTGCTTCACGTTGTTGTTTTTCTGCTGGTGTTGTCTGTACTACATCTGTAGTTTCGCCTACCACTCTCTGTACAAAAGCATCTTGACCTACTTCAAGTTCTTGGGCTTGGGCTAATGCTTGAGTTTCTTGAGTTGTGTCACGTTCAGCAGCAGCAGCTCTTTCAGAAAGCTCTGGGCCTTCAGCAACTGCTTCTCGCGTTACCTGTCCTTGTGCAGCTTGTGTAGTTGCTAAGTCTTCAGCTTGGGCTGCGGTCATCTGTGCAGCTTCTAATCTATCTTGCTGTGTTCCTTGTGCTGCTTCAGTAACTTGTGCTGCTCCAATTACATTGGCTGTCGCATCTTCTGGAGCTTTGGTTGCAGCTCTCTGACCTATTTGAAAAGCTTGGTCACTTTGAATAGAAGAATCTGTTCCTGCTACATTTAGTTTTACTGTAGGTGCTGTCGTTGTTGTTCTTGTACCAAAAGTTCTATCAGTTTGTGCTTGCCTTACGGGGCTTGCATCGCTAGTATCTACATCTAAAGTTTTGGTTTCTACACCTCCACTCTGGAACTTCTTACGGTCTACAAAACCACCCTTACGAAAGTCTGCTCTTTTCTTTAATGCTCGTTTTCTAGACATTTGTTATCCCCAATATTATTGTTAGCGCACAACTTAACATCGTTGCAACAAGCAGCCATGCGAGTTTTTCCCATCGTCTTGCGTGAGTCTTAGTAGTTTCTTTTAACTCTCGAAGTTCAACAGCAGCTTCGCCCCATCTTGCAGCACACTCTTTTTCGTGTTCTGCAATTTTCTTGAGAGCTTCTATAGCAGCGCTTTCGTTATCCATTAGACAGGTTTGTTGTCAGCTAAATAGATATTTTTGTTAGCTCCACCAGCAATCTTTTGATTTTCTGGAAGGTAAATATCGTTAGCACCTCCAGCAACTCCAGCAGGATCTGCATTGGCTATGTCATTTGCACCGCCACCAGTACCTTGAGCATCCTGTAGGTAAATGTTTGTATTAGCACCTCCAGCCGTCTTTGGATTTTCTGGAAGGTAAATATCATTTGTACCGCCTTGAATTTTTCCGGGGCCGTTAGGTGGGTTTAAGTATCCTTGACTTTTTGGTTGCATAGTATTTCTCCTTTTTTAATCTGCGTCGGCTATAGTTATGATTCCAGCATCTTTTTGTTGCATTATTTCTCTATAGTGTCTATTGGCATGACCTTTTTCTATTAACACATTACCATCTGCATCTTTAATTTCATCACCTATCGCAACAAAAAATGGTCTACCATCAATTGTACAATTTATACCAATAATTTTTTCAGACCCAGTAGGATTTGAAGGTTCTTTTGTGTAATGTGCATTTTCTATTTTCATAATTTATAACTCCGCATCAAAATTTAATTCCGCTACACCATTTACATAAATACTGGAAATACTATCATTCGTCAATCCTGCTATATTTGTGCTTGACGTTGCATAGATAGAGGCATTAGTTGTTGTAAGGTACGCACCAATATCATCTGGATCAGTAGAAACATAGTTGCCTGAATCACTTGTAAAAGAAAACTGACCATTTGAACGACCTATGGTTGAATGTCCCATCGTAATACTATTAGTTCTTTTCTCGGTCTTGAAATCAAATGCGTGACCTCTCGTATCATTAGTATTTATACTGTTTCCTACTCTTGCGTAACCTTGTATTTGAATTATTTCATAGTACCTTTGACATCGTGCTAAGTTTTCTTGGTAGCTCTCTGTGATAAAAGGCGTAGGATAACTGCCCAACTCCAACTGACAACCTCCTAAATAAAAAATATCATCTACATCATTATCAACACTATTTGACCAAATAAAGGCTGCGACATTGGTAGTAGAACTAGTATCTATTGTTGCGGTAACCGAATACCTAGCAAACGATGTTCCCACACTTAAATTTGCTGGCGTGTTCTCAAAAGTCCAGTTACTTGCTAAAGTTGGATTAGCATCAGCAGAACCCCAAGAATTAACTAAATCACTAGTGACTGAATCTGCTGTACTCGACCAAGATACTATGCCAGCACGAATGTCATCTAATCGTGATGTGTTATTTACGGCTGCAATAAAAGATAGCGTGACAACTGCACTACCGCCTACAAGTTGCGCGGCATCTCTATTTTCAATAATTTGAGCAAATCCAAACTTTTTATCTGCTGTCTCCACCACATTGTAGCCGACATATTGCATATCCGTTCGGTTCGCGACTGATCGACCTACATCCACAATATCGTTTCCATCAGAAAGTAATATCCATCTATCAATTAAAACTGTATCGTCACTATTTGCAGGAGTTGTTGCAGATGTCGCTACTGCCCCGTTTAAACGCTGGGACACGGCAAAGTCACCATTTACTAAATAATTTCTAGCTGGGTGCGGTGGATTAATGTTTTGAGAGAAAGTAACTTGGCCCGTACTCGCAATAGCCATAGCATCTGTGTCACTAGCCGAACCTATATTGCCATCATCAGGAATCACAATGTTACCACCAGTGGTCATTGTACCACCACCAGTATATGTACCTGAGACATCTAGGTTGGCGTTTACATCTGCTAACGTAGCATTAAGTTCAATTTCATCTGTTGCATTGATGTCTAAAACAGTAGCACTTGGAGCATTTATATTTTGACTTGCATCGTTAAATTGTAGCTGCATTGTGCTGTTTAATAACAACCCTGTATCTGCAACATGGGTTAAAGTAACATCATTGTCTGCTCCAAATCCTAAAACTGCTGCATCACTTGCTAGTTTTAAATCATCTCCTACAGTTAAATCCTGAGAAACAGTAACTAATCCAGCCGAAGATATGGCTATAGCATCCGTATCGGACGCTGAACCAATATTTCCTGCATCTGGTATTACAATATTGCCGCCAGTAGTCATAAGACCACCACCTGTGTATGTTCCTGAAACATCTAGGTTAGCATTCACATCTGCTAATGTAGCGTTAATCTCTACTTCATCAGTAGCGTTAATATCTAGTACAGTTGCACTTGGAGCATTTATATTTTGAGATGCGTCATTAAATTGAAGTTGCATAGTGCTGTTAAGTAATAATCCAGTGTCAGCTACATGGGTTAAAGTAACATCTTGGTCATCACCAAATTTTAAAACAGCCGCATCACTATCTAATAGTAAATCATCGCCAATAGTTACATCGTCGGTTACAGAAAGGTCTTGAGAAATAGTAACTAATCCAGCAGAGGATATAGCAATAGCGTCTGTGTCACTAGCAGAACCTATGTTACCATCATCGGGTATTATAATATTACCGCCAGTAGTCATTGTGCCGCCACCAGTATATGTACCTGCACCAGTTACGTTTGCCCCACTAAAAGTAAGAGCCGTTGTTGTTCCTGATTTAATAATAAGATTACCAGAAGTATTGGTTGCGCTACCAAAAGTAGTACCAGCATCTTTAAAAAAGACATCGCCACCGTCTGCATCCAGCACAATATCTCCAGAAGAATCTAGAGTTATTGTTGTGCCATCAACTTCAAAAGTACCATCTGCGGTAACTTGAATGTTTGCAGCAGCCGCAGCCGTGTCTACTGTTTCAATGGTAAGTGTACCATTTGTACCTACAGTTAAAGTAGCTGTGTCGTTAGTAGAGCCTGTCATGGTAATAACTTTACCGTCAACCCCAATGTCATCTACTGTAAGGGCGGTAAGTGTTCCTAATGATGTAATATTAGTCTGTGCTGCGGTAGTAAGAGTTACGTCAGCGATATAAGTTTTAATTCTTGAAGCTTCTGTTTTACGATTAGTTCCACCTGCTCCATCATCAATAACAAATAAATCTGCATCTGCTATATTTGCCCCAATATCTGTAGCCCCATCTATATCTAAATTAGCTACTGCAAATCCTCCTGTTGAAGCCCCTACATAGGTTTTTATTCTAGAAGCGGCAGTTTTACGGTTTGTTCCACCTGCCCCATCATCTACTATGAATAAATCCGCATCTACCAATGCTGCCCCAATATCAGTTGCACCATCTATGTCTAAATCATCTAACGGAACTCCTCCGTCTGGAAATACTGGATTTTGAGAAAACGTCACAACACCACCTGAAGAAATTGCTATTGCATCAGTATCTCCTACAGAACCAATATTACCATCGTTAGGAATAACAATGTTACCACCAGTAGTCATAAGACCTGCGCCTGTATATGTACCACTAATATCTAAATTAGCATTTACATCTACAAGCGTAGCGTTAAGTTCTATCTCGTCAGTTGCATTTATATCTAGTACAGTAGCTGAAGGTGCGTTTATAAATTGTGATGAGTCATTAAACTGTAGTTGCATAGTGCTATTTAAAAGCAATCCAGTATCAGCTACGTGTGTAAGTGTTACGTCTTGGTCATCACCAAAATTTATAACTGCGGCATCTGCAAGAAAAAGATCACTAAATTCTAAAGAGCTTGTACCCAGTGCAGCTCCGTCTGAAGCGTCAGGTACAAATGCGGTTGTTGCGGTTATAGTAGAGCCTTGTATGGTTGTAAATACACCTGTAGTAGCTGAACTTGCACCAATTGTAGCACCATCTACTGTACCACCATTAATGTCGGCAGTATCTGCTACCAGTGCATCGGTAGTCACCGTACCATCAAAGTACGCATCTTTAAATTCTACTGAGCTTGTTCCTAAGTCTATGTCGTTATCTGTTACAGGTACAATTGCACCATCTTGTATTCGTATTTGTTCTACTGCGCTTGAAGATACTTGTACAAAAATACCAAAGCGGTTGTTAGTGCTGTCTGTTACTATTTTATTAAGAAAGTCTTGATCGCCTATCTGTGGAACGTGTCCACCTTCTCCAGCCGTTCCATCGTGCTTGTGTCCTGTAGTACCTGAAGAAGCGTAAGAAAATGCAGATAATAGCTGGTTATATTCGTTGTTAAATAACGCAGCAGTAATTGTATCTCCATCTGTAATTGTACTTTGTCGTGTATAAGCTACCATTTAAACTATCTCCTATTAAGTGGTGTGTAATCTATGTACAAACCATTTATAGCATACGGAGGATTTTTGTCTGTTGACCGTATCCTAAAACTTGTTGTGTTTCCAGTGCCTTGTACTGTTTGACGTATCATGGGATCTTTTGTTCCTCCAAATTCTCCTGTACCAAATACTGCTGTACCAAATACTGCTGGTATTCTTACACTTGGTGAATACTCGGCTGGTTGCGGTACATTTGTATCTTCATAATCATAGCTAACTCTAAGTTTAGGCGCACACGTACCTTCAGGAGACAAAGATATTTTTACATAATTAATTGTTTTACGAGTTCCATAGTCTCCAAAATCAAAATCAGGAGACTGATAAGTGGCTTCGATGTTAGCTTCTGTTCCATCGTGTACAAAAGAATTTCCAGTGTCGTGAATGTAAACATACCCATCGTTATCGCCATGGTAAAATTGTTCGTTGTTGTCGGTATCAAACCCAGATACTATAGCTCTTGCCTGTATACCTTTAGTTTCTGACCACTCAAATCCTTTGTCTCTTATTGTACCTATGATACCTTTTGAAATAGTAGCAGATTGAGAAGTTGTAGTATAAAATAATCTATATTGTGATTTGTTTCGTATGACACAACTTGTAAAAATATTGTTTGCCATATTAGTTACAGCATCTTGTATAACAGGTTGTATTGCTCTGCTTACAGAACTTAACTCTATATCGTCAATACGCGCTGTCCCTGCAAGAGTACGTACCCCATCAGGGCTTAAAAATACTAAGTCACCACCAATTTCTTGTATACTACCGTTTGCTAAACACCCTACATTTTCAGTAATAGGTGTTACTGCAACCGTTGAAGAGTTATTTATATTTTGTAATTTGTGTATGCTATTCAAACAAAATATAATTAAGTCATCACGAAAAGATTTTAAACCTATAATTTTATCTTCAATTACAATACTACCAGAACCTGTTGATGAAAAATCATCAATGTCATTTGTACCAGAATAATAAACTGTATTAGGATTAGTTGCATCTCCTGCTACGACCAAATGTTTATCGTGTATAGTACATACCTTTGCAGTAAGGCTACCTGATATAGTAACATCTTTGACAAAAAATGTACGATTACTTAATGCGCCTGTCCCTGTAATCTTAATGTAGAGTGGTTTAGAGCTTCCTCCTTCATCAGTAATAAGAAGCTCACCATGTTCTGTAGTACCTTCGTACAGTGCAAAGTTTGCTTGCCCTTGGTTGCTTCTAGTATTTGTAGAACGTCCTGAAAATGTAGAATAGTTATCTCCACTTGCATCTACGCTACTACGGTTCATTAGTAACCATGTTTCGCCATCTGTCGTAAAATAAATGTTTGTACCGCTTG